CTTAGCTGCGGGTTTCTTAGCTTCCGCTTTTTTCTTGGCGCGGTCGGCAAGGTACGAACCTGCTCTTACACGTTGTCCGGCTGAAGCTTTACGTCTGGAGGCCATCTAAATCTATTCCCTGTTGTATCATTTGTTTACCCGCTTCAGGTGCTGCCCCTTTCACGGCTTCGGTTAGTCCTTGCTGCATCAGAGCTTGTTGCTGTTGTTGCTGCATCATGGATTGGATTTCTTCATCAGAACGAATAAGCCCTTGGACCTCTATGCCGTGTCCGGTAGCTAGACGCCTGATAAGGTCGCCTGTTTTTATTCGTTGGATGGAATTGGGGGACGCGCCTGTCAAAGTAATCAGGTCTTGTAGGAACGACTTCAGTTTCTGAAGATCGTTTCCTCTGCCTAGTGCGGCTGTACCTGTGACGATGACAGGCGTGATGCTGTCTTTGGGGAGCTTAGGTATCTTACCTTTAGCCTGCATCCGTTTCATAAGGATACGAACGAGCGGAAGTTGGAACTCTACGGAGAGGAGAGAGTAAACACCGGAGAGGGCCGACTCCAGCTCGTTCGCCATAAACCGAATTTCTTCGGCTGTAACGCGGTCGGCATTTCGTTGGATTGATTCGTTGAGGAGAAAAACGAATTTCAACCGTTCCTCAATGCGCTGAACCGCGTCTAACACCACACGCATGTCCTGATACTTACCGGACTGCAAGACAGTCACATCGTCAGGACTTCCCGTAACCACGTCGCCGTTATTTGCTTCGGCTATATCGCTTTTACGAGTAGTGGCATTTGGTCGTACCATGAAGACCAGCTTCGAGGCTGCTGCGGCAGACTCTACGAGAGCCTGTGTCAGTCCTTCCAAGGACCGAAGGTCTCCAAGCTGTTCTTCTGCAAATGATCTTCCGTAATCTTCCCCGTCTACGCGGACCATGCGTAAGGGGAGCCAAGGTAGAAGGTCTAACGGGTACTCTCCGTAAGACTCTTCGATTATCTGGTCGTCTATCTCTTGATAGACTTGGTAGACATCACCTACTTTTATAATCTTCGTGTAGATAGGCTTGGCATCGTTAGGTACGTAGCTGTCTCCGTAGCTACCATCAGCACTTTCATACTCAGGACTTTCAAGGCCAAGGTCTTGCTTGCTTATTAGCTCTTTAACTATGATTTCTTGGACGGAACCATCAGGTCCGCGCCGGATAACATAGTTACTGAGAGGGAAAACTTTTAGTGCGCCGTTGTCAGGCACATGAACCAGAGTATTCCCGGCTATTATCATGTGCTTTAAGGCTTCAAAGACTGCTACCCGAAACGCGCCTACTTCGATCTCGTCCATTAGCTGACGTTCGATCTTACTGAGAGAACCCTCTACTTCTTGCTTAATTTCAGGCTGTTCTTCTAGCTCTTTGAGCGTGTCGCTGTCAGGCATGAGCCGGAAGAACGGCGTGTTAGGGGGTAGAAGAAGCATCAGCAACTTGCTGGACAGGTTGTTTACGCCCCTAGCGCCTACAGATTGGAAAGGGGTGTAGATATCAGAGGCAGAGGTGAAGCCTTCTGGGGGCAGCAGAGCCGGTATTGTTAGCTCTGCTGTCTCTCTAGCTCTGTCAAGGTAGTAGTCACGTTTAGAGGTAAGCCTGTTATAACGGGAAGAACAGCTACCTTCAGCCATTAGACAGAGACGACTCCTGTCCCTTTCTTCTTAGGAATAGTCAAAGCTGATCCCTCAGAATTAGTCGCTCCAGCAGCTTCAGCAACCTTGTCGCCACCCCCGGAGTCGTTGTCTCCTTCACCAATCAGCTTTAGGGTTGGAGCTTCTTTATCTTCTGCTTCACCCATGATCTGCGGCTTAGGTGCCGGGGCTGCTCTTGGAGACGAGAGGCACATGTTTATATTCCTTGTATGTCTTCGTTTTGTTTGTGTATTAAAAAATCCACGACTGACCGCTGACCCGCCCTGAAATAAAGTTCTTTCTCGGACTCATGCAGTTGCGGAGATTTGTTAGGAAAAGCCTCATCTAACTGCTGGACTAACTCTTCGGTAGAGGGGGGTAGTCCTATCTTGTTTTGGGCTAAAGAAACTTTAGTCATAGTGATTCCTTCTTTAACTGGTCCCTAATCACTCACAGGTTTTCTGACCTGTAGCGGGATCAATGTAACAAGCCTCTGCTTTAGGCTCTTCTTCTTTGACCTCGTTAAGTATTCCATACCTTTTGCCAGCGGCTCTAAAGGTCGTGATCCCTTTACAACCTTGTCGATAAGCCATGAGGTAAAGGTCTTTGAACTCTTCGTAAGTAACGTCGTCGCCTACGTTGCAAGTTTTAGACACTGCTGAGTCCATGTACTGAGATGCAAGCGACAGGACGCTTACATGCTCTTGGGCGGATATCTCGTTCGCGGTGCGCCCGTTCACGCCAAGCCGGTACGCATAATCCTCGACACGTTCAATCTGATGTCCATCAAACTGCTGGATAGTGCGGTCGTAATACATCGCGAAGGGTGGCTCTATGCCTGACGACACGTTGTCAGCGGTAAGGCTGATCGTGCCTGTCGGGGCAATAGAGGTGAGATGGCTGTTACGTATGCCTTTCTCAGCAATCTTGGAGCGTATGTTTTCAGGGAGCGTTTGAATGAACTGCCCGGATAGGTACTTATCTTTGTCGTACAGAGGGAACGCGCCTTTCTCTTCCGCTAGATCGGCTGATGTGGAATAGCAATTGTCCCGTAGCTCTCTCATCGACCTATCGGCAAACTCCATAAAATCTGGAGACCCGTAAGGATAACCCATAAGCTCACCAGCGTTAGCAAGACCAGTAACGCCAAGCCCCATCCGCCTCTTAGCCAGCGCCTCATCTTTCTGCGCCGGTAGTGGGTAGATGGTCCTATCGATGACGTTATCCATAGCTCTAACACTCGCACGTATATCATCCTTGTACTGCTCCCAGAGGAACCGACCGTCCTCTACATATTTTGTAAGGTTAAAGCTGCCTAACAGGCAGGCTCCGTAGGGTGGGAGAGGCTGCTCTCCGCAGGGGTTGGTGGCTTCGATGGTTTCGCAGTACCAAAGGTTGTTCATCTTATTTATGGTGTCTAAGAACAGAACTCCCGGCTCTGCCCAATCCCATGTAGACCGCATAATCATGTCCCACAGGGCAACGGGGTCTATTTCTTTATGTACTTCCCCGCCAAACCGAAGAGGGAAAGGTTTCTTCTCTTCGAGGCACTGCATGAACTCGTCGGTGATACCGACAGAGATGTTGAAACCTGTTAGGTAGGACTCGTTGTGCTTGGCTGTGATGAACTGCTCAATGTCAGGGTGATCGACCCGAAGGACGCCCATCTGTGCGCCGCGACGGTGGCCGCTGCTGGCGATGGTCTGACAAACTGCGTCGAAGATGCCCATGAAGCTGACCGCACCGGACGCCTTGGACTCTAATGATTTGATCCTGTCACCACGGGGGCGAAGGCGAGAGAAGTCGTATCCGATACCCCCGCCACGCCGCATAGTCTCAGCAGCGTCGGTCGCTGCCTGCATGATTGAGTCCATAGAGTCATCGATGACGCCAGACACAAAGCAGTTGTATGCGGTAGTCTGCCTTGCAGCACCCATAGCGTTCTGAACGCGACCAGCAGGTAGGAAGCGCAGGTATCGCAGGATGTCCTTGAACTGCTCGAAGTGCTCCGGGCTGTCCTTGAGTGAGTCCGCTATACGGACAACCTTAGAGTAAAAATCCTCGCCAGTTTGTCGATACTTTTGGGTGTCAATTTCTATGGAGATCGGGAGTGTCATCCCGTACTGAGCGTTGGCGAGCAGTGTCAAAGTTCTTCCTTTCCGTTAAGTTGGTTTATCCGCATCTCGGCGTACCGGATGACTTTTTGAAGATCAGTTATTTCAGCCTCTGCGGCTGTCTTACCCGGCTGGCTTTTGAAACCTGCGCGTGAGGCGTACTTAATTATATTGCCACGCCAAAACTCCATTCCGTTCCTCATCACGTAGGTGACAGGTTCGATTTTCCAGCGGGTGTAATGGGAGGGGTTCTCAACAACCTCTGCTCGATCTTCTCTCATGCGGCGCAGGATATATTGGTCGTGGTCTTCGAGTGGGGCGGCTCCCATAGAATCATCTCCTCTGTGTCTCGGTTGTAGTTTTGGTCTCGAAGGATGTAGGCCAAGCGAGCGTTGAGCAGCGCGTCATCCACCGTCAGTCCGGCCTTCTCATAGGCAGCAACCACCTGCTCCCACATCCAAGCATTGTCGGGCGTTGTGTCGTCTTCTGGTGTCAGTATCTTCTCGGCCTTTACCGGCCCGACACCGGGGCAACCCTTGTAATTATCAGTGGCGTCACCCGTCAGCGTTTGCACCATGTGAAACCTGTCGCACTCTTCAATGCGATGGTGCATTAGTCCATCCGAAGTTAAATGGTATCCGGGTATCTGGAGGAGGTCTTTGTCTGAACTAGAGATGACACACTTATCTACATAGCTAGTTGCCAGTATTCCGATAAGGTCATCAGCTTCTAGATAATCCCAGAGCAAAGCACTGTGCCTGTCTACTAAATATTCTTTAGCCCACTTTAGACCGACAGGTTTTCTGCTGCTCTTACGGTTTGCTTTGTACGACTCAGCCAGAGTTTTACGAAAGTTAGAAGAACCCGTAAGGCATACCACTGGTTCTAGATCGGTGTTCTTGTAGCCTGAAGCAGTCTCCGTCAGCTTTTCTATGTATGTATCAAGCTCATGGGCCACTTGGCTTTTGCTACAGTGGACCGTGATGGCATCTTCTTCCCATTCCACAACCTGCTCTGCGTTGCTGCATACCGAGTAGGCGATTATGTCTCCATCGATAAAAAGTTTCTCTTTCATTGATTACTCTCCAAGTGTTCAAAGAATGGTTTCTTCTCTTCTTTTAAAAAATCCATCACGTACTGACGCTGATGATCTGAGCATGTGGGTAGAGCCATCAACGCTACTGCCTGTGACCTTTTCTCTATGAGGTGGGGCAGGAGAGAGGCTGACAAATCTAACGCAGCGTCCCCGCCCAAGTGCCAAGTCCATGATGCGCGGTGGCTGTCTGTACTTTTACTGTGGTTGTAAATCTTGCCGCCGAATTGATCTGATATGCGGCACAGCACATCGAAGTGGCAGCTATTGATTTTAACGACAGGGGTGGAGCGTCCACTAATTAGGAAACACCCTTCACCATCGATGTAACCCGCCAACCATTCAATACTAATGGGTCTCATTCCAAGTTTTGCCTTTGCTGTATTCAGCGGAGAGTTCACATCTAAATCCGAAGTGTTCTCCAGCGTCTCGAATAGCTCCAACTGCGATCTGTCCAAACTCATCTGCTATATCCTCATCACATTCAAATTGTACTTCGTCGTGGACCCAAGCGACTTGCTTGCATCGGTCATCTAGTTTTCTCCTTTGTAATTCTGCGTGAATTTCTACAAGCCACTGCTTGCAAAGCAGTGCTCCTGCGCTTTGTATCAATAGGTTGAGGCTGGAGTGCGGGGATCGAACGCGGAGCTTCCGCTTGTCCAGACCAAGCAGGTAGCCCTTCTCTGTCGCCTTGCTAGTTACTGACTTGATAAGGCGGCTGAGTGCGGGAAGCTCTTTGAGGAAACGGGTCTTGAGTTTCTTGCCGGTCGCCGCGTTGCCGCCAGCAACCTCGCCTAGCTTCTGGAAACCAGCCGAATAAATTAAGGCGTAGATAAATGTCTTCGCCTGATCCCTAGTCTCAAGACCTGCCAGCTTTTGGTTGAAGGTGTGGATGTCACCGTTGACCACAGCCTCTGCGTATTGACCGTTGTCTAGCGGGTGCAAGAAGTGGGCGAGGGCGCGTAGCTCAAGACCACTAACGTCGCTACCGACCAGCATCTTACCTTCCGGCACACAGAACAGGCGGCGACAGTCAGCACCGTATGGCACACGGGTCGATGGAACTTGAGCTAAGTTGGGGTATCTATGAGTGGCCCTACCGCTGACCGCGCCGTTCGTGATGACGCTGCCGTGTAGTCTTCCAAGGTGGACATTGTTTAGCCAAGCCTGCTTCGCCTCGGATATGGCGGCTATCCGTTTCTGTATCAGCAGGTAGGTCGCAAGGCTCTCTGCCTCATCGAAAGGAAGGCGCTCAATAACGCGCTCGTCAAGAAGAGGCTGTCCGCTGGCTGTAAACTTATCGGGCTTCCAGCCGTACTTATCTTTCAGCCTTGAGGCTATGTGATGGCGACTGCGGGGGTTGAAGGTAATCGTCTTTTCTTTTTTGGCAGGTACACCAGCGGTGTAGCCATAGCGTGAGTTGCTACTCTTCGGGATGAAGTAGGAGACATCAGTGATAGGTGGGAAAACTTTTTGGAAATACTTCTCCAGCTTTGCCCGGTCCTTGTTCAAGCGGTTGACCAAAGACCATGCACCGTCCACGTCAAAGGCGAACCCTTGTCGCTTCTGGTCTAGGCAGATGCGGTGTACACGGTGCTCTAGATCAATGCTCTGCTCTGTAAAGTTCTCGGACAGAAGTCGAGCGTACAGGTCAGCAGTTACTCTAACGTCCTGCTCACAGTAGTCCTTCATCTCTTGAGTCAGTGTGTCCCACGGACCCTCGAAGTCTCCCTTGGTATTGCCTAGCCTAAGCCCCCACGCCTTCAGCGAGTGACTGCCTACCAGCTTATTGGGTAGCCCACGCTCGTAGTCTTTCTCTTTGGTGTCGGGCCAGATAAGACGGCTCATCACCAACGTATCTCTGACTAGACCTTGAGGCTGGAAACTAGGAACCAGCTTCTGAATAGCAGGGATGTCGAAGTCGATGATGTTGTGACCGACCAAGGTCTCTGCCTCGGTGAGCAAGGGCAGGGCGTCCAGTACGCTACTGCCTGATGAAGTGTACTGCTCCTGCTGCTCTACATTGTAGATAGAGATACAATGGATGGCGTCCAGTTCATCAAGTAACCCGTTGGTCTCTATGTCGAACACTAAAGTTTCTTTAGTCAAAAGTCGTCCTCCACATCCATGCACTCCAACATCTCTGTCGTAGATGGATCGAAGCGGACAAAACAAGCAGGACCAGTTAGGCCGGTAGTCCGGTTCTTCTGGACAACTAGCTTGCTGACGTTCTGCTCGTCTCCGGTGACGTTACGTTCGACAGAGATAACGATGTCTGATAGCTGGCCGATTGAGTGACTGCCGCGCAGGGCGTTCATCGTGACAGGCATACCATCCTCGTAGCCCTTGTCGCCTGACGGACGGCGTAGGTGGGACACAAGGATCATGCCGCAGTTTGTCTCCTGCACCAGTGACCGTAGGTTGGTCATGGTCGCATCAATCATCCGACGTTCGTCACCCTCGTGGAACGCCGAAGACATAATCGACAGGTGGTCGAGCACGATCCAGCTCACGTCGTTTGCTTTAGTGAGGTAGCGGATGCGCGACAGTAGGTTGTCGCTGTCGATCGACCCGAAGTGGTCGTACAGATACAGGTGACGTAGTTCGTGTAGTGCATCCTCTCGTTCTGTGCGCTCCGTTTCGGAGAGGGTGTCCCAATCCCTGAAGTCGGTGTGCAATACCTTCTTCATCTCAAGAGCCAT